GCTGCGCACCAGCAAGGAACTCGGCGATCCCACCGCGACAATCGGAACTGCGCGACGGGGCGAGCATGTCGTATCTGCTGGTGACGAGATCATGAAGCGCGCGGAGGCGCTCGTAAAGGCTGACACGGGCGGCAAGCTCGACATCGCGGATGCGATTCTAAAGGTGCGGGCCGAAGACCCGAACCTCGTCGAACACTCCAGACGTGAATCCTTGAGAGGAGGATAACCAATGCCCGAACTTGAGTCAGTCCTCCACACCTTCATCGCAAATGAAGACTTGAGGACTAACCAATATCACGTCGTTGACATCGTGTGCTTTTCCACTCGCTGGAATGGCCCACTAATCGGGCTGTGTGGAAACCGCCAGAAGATGTGCGGGATCCTGCAGAACGACCCGAATATTTCGGAGCCGGCGTTGGTCATGCGTGTAGGCAAGTCCAACTGCGTGGTCACTGCCGCAATCGCTTGTGCGATTTCCTGGATGTCCGATGCAAACGGACATGCAATCGCCGGTGCGGCGTCTAGCTGGATCGGCGGACAAGTACACGAACCCGGCACGCTGTCGCCTACTCCTACGGGCCACGAGAAGACCACACTCGACGTGGAAGCGCTCAACCCGTGGAAGACGGACGATCAGTGGACGGACTTTGGGCCATAAGGAGATATGAACTATGACCTACATAGCTAAGACGTTACCCTCGACCAGTCAGGTTCATGTCAATGTCCCGCTGACAAACATCGCGGAGAAGTATTACCTGGGCGACCAGGATATCTTCGTGGCGGGAAAGGTCTTCCCCCAGGTGCCGGTCGGACAGATCAGCAACCGAATCCTCCGGTACTGCCGCAAGGACTTCTTCATGGCGACCCGCAACGTACGGCCGCGCGCTCCTGGCGCGAAGGCCCAGCGTGGTGGTTTCCATGTGAACTGGGACAGCACGTACTTCTGTCGCGAGTACGCATTCGGTAAAGAGATCTTCGACGAGGACCGGGCTAACTCCACCCCGCCGATTGACCTCGACCGCGATGCCTCCCAATTCGTCACGCAGAACATTCTCCTGAAGCGTGAAGAGTTGTGGTCGGCGGCGGCTATGGTCGCCGCGAACTGGCCTATTCAGGGCGTGTTCGCCGCTGGTGCTTGGAACCTCGCGGCTGCGACCCCGATTACCGATGTGATGAACGCGAAGATAAGGATGCACCTGGGCACCGGCTTCCAGCCGAATACCCTGGTCATCAATAAGCAGACGTTCTACTACCTGCGAATGAACCCGCAGATCATCGCGATCTACCGAAACCTCGGCTCCGCGGAACCGAATCTCTCCGTGGCGCAGGTTGCGGATGCTCTGGACATTGAACGACTGCTTGTCTCCCAGGCTGTCCATGACGTTGGCGAGATGGAAGGCCAGTGGGATGGACGATCGGTCGTTCCGAACGACGCGTTGCTGTGCTACACGGCATCGACGCCGTCGACCATGCAACCCTCGGCTGGTTACACGTTCGGCTTTACCGGCACGAACCATACCGGCTTGAACGTGCAGATCGAACAGTACCGAGGCGAAGAGGACTCCAAGAAGGACATCATCGTGGGGAACATTCACTTTGACGTCCAGCTTGTAGGATCCGACCTCGGCTGCTACTTCCCTAACTGCGTCGCTGGCGCAGGCATCCTGAACCAGGTGGTTCTTGATGTGCCGATCTGCCTCTAAGTAGCATGTAAAATGGGGGGTCCCTGCCCCGGCTAATAAAGCGGGGAGGACCCCCCTTAACCTAAACGCACAGGAGACGAAAGATATGCCAATGTGCATCGTGGCGAAAGAGCATACCGTTGACCCGAAGGGCGCGAACAACCCCGACGACTTCAGGCAAGTTTTGCGTGGCGAGGTTGTCAAGCTGACCGCGATAGACAACCTGATCGTTACCGGCTATGTGGTCCCCATAGCGGATAGCGACCTCGGCGAGATCGTAACCTGCAAGTGTGGGCGCATGTTCTCCTCTGCCGACCATCCCCACTTCTCCCAAGCCCAGCTCGAAGCGGAACTCTTTAACGCCAAGGAAATCCTTGAGGGGCTGGAGGATGGTACTGCTGCGCATACTGCGCAGGCTGAACGGATTGCGGAGATCGAAAAGCGTATCAAGGCTGCGAAGAAGGCACATTGCCCGAAGACGGAAACCGCAACGCCCAAGGAGTAACCCGTGGCCACGTCCTATAGCGGAAACCCGGCGGCGAGTGACAATGACTGGATACGCTTCGAGATTCAGGACAGGGGACCGGACTATTCCGACGACGCTTTCCACTTCCAGGATGAGGAGATAGCCAGTAAGCTCGTCGATGATGTCGGCAATAGGATGCTGGCCTCCGGCCATCTGCTACAGATCTGGGCGATTGACCTTGCCCAAAACCCGAACTTCCGCATTGGGCGCTTCTCTGAGAACTGGAACGAAACGGCTAAGGACATGAACACGAAAGCCAAGGAGCTAATAGACTCCGCGCTTTCGGGAATGACAGGCGCGTTTGTGGGTGGAGTAAGCGGTGCCGACAAGGCCAACAGACGTGCCGACCCAGACCGTACTAAGGGTGCTTTCCGCCGCGGGCAATTCGACAATCCGAGGGGTGGCTGGTAATGCCGTCCATCGACGTCTCCATGTTCGACACCATGGCGCCAGAGCTTATCCGGTTCTATGAGCAGGCAGAACTGCGTCTGGCGAAGCTGATTGGACAGGCGAGTAGCACTCCATATGCGCGACGGCGGGCAGACTTGATACTCCAACAGATCAATTCCATAGTCGCCGCCTTGGAACAACAGCAGCAGGGGTGGTCCGATAAGTACCTGCCCCGAGCGTATCGAACTGGAATGGAGTTCACGAACGCTGCCTGGCAGATGCCGGTACTGCCGCCGATGACGCTGCTGAACCGGCAGGCTATTGCAACGACCGTGGCGCGTACGATGGCGGATACGTCAGAGGCGCTGGAGAGCGTTGCACCCTTCGCCCGGCGTGTGTGGATCGACACTCAGCAGGCGCTCATACGGGAACAGCAGATAGCGCGATTCGTGGGAGAGGGTATCGTAGAAGGACTTGGGCCGCAGGAACTGGGGCGGCGTATCCGCACCACGCTTTCCGACGCCGCCTCGTCCCGTCTACGTGGCTTCGTACCTGACGCTCTACGTGAGCAGTTGGAACGAACGGCGCGGGGCGAGTTCATATCCATCACCTGCCGGGATGGTGTCGTGCGCAACTACAACATGAAGAGCTACGGGGAACTGATCGCACGGACGGCGACCCGACAGGCGGCCACAGAGGGTGCTATCGCACGAACGCTGGAACTAGGCGGCGACCTCGTAACGATCAGCGTTCACAATGGCTCCTGTCCAATCTGCCTCCCCTACCAGGGGAAGACCTACTCGATTACGGGGCGGACACCAGGATTTCCTTTGCTGACAGGTAAGGCGCGGCCGCCTATTCACCCGAACTGCCGGCACCTGATGATCGGCGAGAGTGCCGACATAATGGGCGAGGAGGGTGTCCTTGACCCCATGCGCGAGGTGTCCGCTTCTGATGTACCAGTCCGGAATGTGCAGGACTGGTCGGAGCGACTAGGCACGGCGACGACGAGCGTGGGGGTGGCCTAATATGCCCAGCCGCCTCCTCCTGCGCTACTGCATACACACGATTATCCTGTTGCGTGGGCCATCCGGCGACGAGGGGCTGGGCTCGGATAAGTACGGCGATATAGTCGAGGAGGCGACGCCTATTACCCTGCAGTTGGCGGCCCGCGTAGAGTTCGACAATGCGAGGGTGATAAACGACAGGGGTGAGGAGGTTGTGTGCGCAGCCCGTATCTTCATACCGCCAACGTACACCGACCTCGATACGGGAGTAGAGACAGAACTGGAGATCAACGGGCAAGACCGCATTATCTTTGAGGGGCGCACGTATGCGATTGCTCAACGTAACCGACAGGAAGGTTGGACGGACGACCGTGGAAGACACTGGGACATCTACGTGAAGTGATATATGGCTGGCGGCATTCAATGGCGAGGATGGGACAGGATGAAGGCGCGATTGGACGGATTGGCGCGCGCATACCCTACGGCCACAGAACGGTGCGCTGGGGGGATTGGGCTACAAGTTATCAAGGACTCCCTGAACGAGACGCCGCGCGTGCCGCTAGATACCGGCACACTGCGGGCCAGCGGAACCTTCGAGGTATGGGGTGGTATGGGTTGGCGACATACGAAGTTGCAAGTGGGATTCAATACCAACTACGCCGCCCGTGTCCATCAGGTGCCGATGAACTTCAATACTACGCGAATGCCCGGTGCTGGCAACTACTTCTTGAGCGCGAAGCTCCAGAGACACGCTCGCGATTATGTCGAGAGTTGGGCGGGGTGCGTCTCGAAACAACTGGGGATGGCCTAGCATGTTCCTGATACGTGAGGTCTTCGATTGGGTGGCCGCAGAGACCCTTCTCACGAGGGGCGTGGAGTGGCATTGCGCCTATATGCCCGTCGAGCAGGAGGGCGCGCACGCCGTCATTCTGGAGCGGCCCAGCGATCCGATGCAGCCGAGGCTTCGGCATAACGTGGGGAAGTATGGTTTCCAGATCCTCAGCGTCGGCCCGACCGGCAGCGACTACTGGGATGCCTACCGCATGGCCGATACGATCTTCCAGGCGATTGGCGATGTGAACGGAGCGATATTAGGCGACGGGACGTATGACCCGGAGTGGTATGCCGACGTGATAGGAGCGCGTTCCCAGCCGTACTACTTAGGTGGTGATGAACGATATCGGTACGAGATATCGTTTGACATAGATGTTTCGGCACGGACTGCC